CTCTGATTGATGGTCCTTTGCGAGGCCCAATGCGCAAGCGCTTTTCGCAAAGGATGCCCCCCTGGGGGCAACGGTTTTAACGCGCCCGTCACGCGAGGCTGCTGCTGACCACGGGAGCCCACCCCGCAGACGACCGGTGAATTCTGGAGTAGGGGACCGGCAACCCCAAAGAGAACCCTCCTCTAGACCACCACGATAGAAACACCCGAGTCCCAGGACAGCCGCTTCGTTTCCGACGGCAGGATAGGGTCCGTACTGTTGTCACTTCGCCAACAAGGTAACATGGGGGAGGTTCCGCTAGCACGGAATTTACTGATTGGTCTCAATCCTCCCACGGCCGGACAAGCCGGCCACCCCACTGCCATTAACAGCGGGACCACTCCCTATATGCCTACATGACAACCATCCATCATCCCCGATCCCCCAAGCACGTATCCACGACCGTCCCGCAACCCACACAAGCCGACCCTTCCTGGTTGAACCTAAGTTCAGGAAAGACCGGGGCCCCAGTCCCACACGAAAGACCCGGACTCCAGGTTCGCCCGACCGACACCGTTGAACACGGATTAGGCGACTCATAAAGCTCTTACCTCAGGCTAGCCAACGTTCCGACTGACGATACCCACACCTAGAGGCCAACTCAAACACCCGAAGGGAGGATGGCTTGGGTGGACCCCCCCAAAGGGGAGCCGCTTACCGGGAGGGACACGTCCCCACTATCCACCAGGAAAAACAGACAAGCCGGATGCACCACCGCGGCAGAACAAGAAAAGGAAACCCTACACATGGGCCTCATACCACTGGTCCATGACAAGAGGCTCGGCATCAAACGCAGCAACAAAACCTTCAACCGGTGAGAATGCCGCTGGGGAAGGGCACACAAACCCACCTTCGAGAGCTTCTTGCTCCCCCGGGGAAACCCCGAAGGCGCGCTCAAAAGACAACCGAGTCTCGTAACCAATGGCATGTGGCTCGCGACCACCACCCAAAGAAGCGCCCATCATGAAATAGTCACGGAAGGGATGGGAGCGAACCCTTCCGTGATAATCAAGCGAGCGTAGAAGTTCCAGGCAATACGCCTGGAGCACTGGAACACCGCGAGCCAAAGACAGCTCGCACAACCCCACCCCTGTCAGGTACTCCCGACGAAAACCCGGCTCTCGCAACCAACGATGCGAGGAAGTAGCACCAGAGACCACCTTACGGTAATCCCTGACCATCGTCCAGGTCCCGTCAACACACACAGGGGCAGATTGCCCAAAACGGATGCGCTCCAGCACGGAGACAGGGCTTTCGAGAGTGAGCTCCAACCCGCACGCTTCCAGAGCCCTGCGGGGAAGCGCCTCGACCACCCGTTCGACCGCACCAGGGGGAAGGAACAGCAGTGCATTGTCCCCATCGGCAAGCAAGTCATAGACCTGCTCACCACGAAGACAC